TAAGGTTCCATCCTGGCGACGGACACAGTCCTGTACACGCAAGAAAATTAGCAGCAAGAAGAATGCCCGGCGTTACCATTTCAAACGCTGACCATATACAACAGGACCTGAAAAATGCTCACGTGGTTATAAGTTATAACTCAAGTCCTGGGGTAGTAGCTGCAATCGAAGGTGTACACACTATAGTACTTGATCCAGATCACAGTCAAGCAGCACCAGTGTCAACGCATCATCTAAACGCAATTGACAATCCGCCTATGTATGACAGAGAAAAGTGGATACAGCAAATGGCCCAGATGCATTGGAACATAAAAGAACTTAAAGACGGAACAGCTTGGAAGCATTTACGCAAATATGCAATGAAGTAATTACCAGGAAAGAATCCAGTCTTTATTGAAGTTAGTTACTCGCTTCATGCCCCATTCTTCTAACAGTTGAACAGCAGGCAAATCACCTCTATCTTGTTGATATTCATGATCTTGTTGTTCAACTATCATAATAGGACGATTCCGCATGATAGTTTCTTTAGCTCCTTTTAGAATCGGAACCTCATACCCTTCGCAATCTACCTTAATAAGATCTATTTGATCGAACTCAAATGAATCAAGAGTACGCATAGGAATTTTGCCTTTACCCATTGTAGTAGGGTTGATATGGCTATGGCCTGTGTTTTCAGGGGTAATAATCATGTCAATTTCTGATTCGGATTCGCCGAGTGCGATAGGGTGGACTGTAAAGTTGTCGGTTGCTGTATTCTTAAACAAACAATTACGAAAATCCGCAACAGGCTCAAATGAATGAACGTGCTCGAATTCTTTTACTAAGTCCATGGTCCATAGTCCAACGTTAGCACCAATGTCTAATGCAAAACGTTTTTGCTTTAGCATACTGATTGCATGATCTCTTACTCTCCATTGATACCTAACAACCTTGTCTTTCTTGAGACTCTTGTCAAGCATACGCTCGAAGTGTGTGTCGTAGTCGGGTAAGTGTATTCCTAGGTGATTTTTCACTGCCAATATCCCTCTGGTCTGTTTGCTATCATATCTTTAGGCATTGATTTGCCAGCGTGTTTTCGAGCGCCTTTCAAATGATCTATCCACCGCCCTAGTTCACAGTTGATTAGCGGATGGCCACCTCCGCCTGACTTGGCTGTTTTTATATACATCTCAGCAGAATAGTCAAGAACGTTAGAGTGCTTAACGGTCTTGCGTTTTAGTATGTCGCCAAACACGTAACTGTCATGCCATTCTGCTAATGTAAAAATGCCGTTCTCAGCATCCTCGTAGAACTCTTCTAGTTCTTGTAAAAACTCTTGACAGGCCACGTTCTTTACATTCAACCCGTAGAAGCCACACTCCGGCCACGTTTGCGAACCTTTGCCTCTGCCCACGTATGTGAGCCATTTATTGTTGGGCAACAGCTTTTCAAACTCTTCGTAACTCCAAGCCGAGTGGACATAAGTGTCAGCATCAATCCATACACACCAATCTGTCGACCGTTCGCAAGCATCTAACACTGCGTAAATCTTATTCGCAAAACGCACAGCGTCCCACTTGAAAGCCTTGTTACTGTCCTTGCGCCTACTTCTTACAGGATCACCGGAGATGTCACCGTTTGCTTTGGGGACATTGCCCCACCTGTTCTTAAACTGACTGAGCTTGCGCAACACCTTTGCATCGAATATTGTAATCTGCTCTGGGTCAGGATTGTGTGGGGAGCAGTCCTCTGCGTATACTAATAGCTTGATACGCTTGTCAACGTGCTCAGCAAAGCTATCTAAAAATCGTTGTGCGTAAAGGTCAAGTCCGGGCTGGTGAAACGTTGTTACTAGTGTGATATCTGACACAGTGTCTCCTTATATTCTTAATCATATTTATAGGTATTTTAAACTACTAAATAGAATACTGAACAAGGGGAGTTATGAAATTTAGTCTCTGGACGCAATATGGCGCCCGCAATAGCGCCCCTGTCTTTGATGCGTTTCGCCGATCAATTATAGACAGTGGTCATACCGTTTTAGAAAATTCATTAAGTGGTGATGTTGATGTAATATGGAGCGTACTCTGGAATGGCAGAATGGCACCAAATCAACGAATCTTTAATACCGGCAAGCCAACAATAGTCCTAGAAGTTGGCGCTATTAAACGGGGTATTACATGGAAGGTAGGGTACAATGGTATTGCTCGACACAATATAATCAGCAGTTCCTGTACGTCCGAGACACGAGCAAAGGATTTAGGACTACCATTCAAACCGTGGCGCAGTGACGGCGAACACATATTGATATGCTGCCAGAATCCAAAAAGCCACTTGTGGGCAAACTTGCCAACACCTTCTGACTGGATCACTCAAACTGTTAACACCATTCGTATGCACTCTAATAGGCATATAATAGTCCGGCCACATCCTAGAGCGCCACTGAGATGTCAGTTACCAACAAGCAAGAATATTTCTTATCAAATACCCAGTAAGATACCTGCGTCCTATGACGACTATAACTTGAGTTTTACAAAAGCACACGCTGTTATAAACCCAAACTCAAACCCAGGCCCGCAAGCTGTTCTCAACGGTGTTCCGGCGTTTGTAAATGACTCTAGTCTAGCATATAATGTTAGCAATACTGATTTGTCAATGATCGAGAATCCACGTAAACCTGTTAGAACGCAATGGCTCGACACGTATGCACGCTCAGAACATACCCTAGACGAAATAAAACAAGGAATTCCCCTCTCTAAGTTGTTGATAATACTTGACTTTTGATAAGATCTGTTGTATTATATTGTTTTATCATATATAAGAGGCAGTTATGGAACTGGAAGATTTCAGCATCGAGGACATCGTAGAGATTGTAGTTGGCCAACAACAACAACTAGGTGCCTTTGCACTTCTACCTAAAGACAAGTCTGTGCTGGGTAGCATGGGTAAACAAACAGCCAAAGGCACTAGTCTTACTGACCTACAGTACAAACTACTGTATACAATTCTTGTACAAGACCATTACATTGCACAGTTTGAGCACAGAGGTTTTACTAAGGAAACATACTTGGCAGTACTAAGCAACACACGCACAGAGCTACGAGACGTTGATCGTTCAAAAACAATGACGGTTACCTATGAGATTCCTAGCATACGCAATCGGTGGACAGCAGCGTCTGGGACAGCAGAAACCGTGACAAAAGATAGTCCGTGGATTAAGTTGAGCTTTCCGTTCAACAAGAAGCATCTTGTCAGCGTAAATGAATTCAGCAAACTGACCAGTAATTATGTGCACTTAACAAGCAGTCGTGATCACTACTTCAAGATCGACGAACGTGTGGTATACGAACTTGTCAAAGAATTTCAGTACAAAGGTTACACAATCGATAAAGAACTGATTGAGTTCTACAACGAAATCAAGCATGTAGCTAAAAACCCAACAGAGTATCAGCCTACTGTTAAAAACGGTGAACTTGTAAACTTTCACCCGGCAACAGAAAAATGGTTGCTTGATCATTACGGTGTTCCGAGTCAAGACACAGCAGTTAGATACAAAGATCATTCGATACAGTTTGACATTGCAAACATCGACGAGGCTTTGCTAAGTGATGCCAGTGAGACTCTAAGTGCTCTCAGCAAGAGCTTGATCAACAGGAAATCTGTACAGGTCCTAGTACGTCCAGACGACTGGTTACAAACCGACATTGTTCATTCACTGGTAGAACTTGAAAGGTTGCCTGTGCTGGTTATTCTTGACACTGATGATTGTCTGCGTGATCTAAGAACCAGCTTCGAAAGGTTTAATCAATACGTTGATCGAAGCGAAGTAAGCGTGTTGTTTAGAGTAAGTAACGAAGTAAACCCAGCGTTTAACACGTTTGTCAAAGAACATAAGATTAACAACCCAGTTACTGAGAAAACAAAGGTAGTATACATCTGCAAAGACAAGCTACCGAAACCACTGCTGAAAAGCGAGTGGATGCCTGAAAGTGTAGTCAGAATAGGCAGCACAAGGTTGCAGATTAAGATAGATCAGTGGATCTGTGACTGTGACATGGTAATACACTATGACAAGGTTGCGTCTCCTTGGAGTCCTTCAAGTTACACGTATATGAGTTATCAGTCTGAAAAAAGGAAAATTGAAAAGATATAATGCCAACATGTAAACTAATCATCGACGACGAAGTCAACATAAAGCTAGAAGGCTTGCCTGTTGATGTTCGTCGTAAAATTTCATCAGCACTAAAGTTTGAGGTACCCTACGCAAAACACATGCCGCAATACAAGCTAGGACGCTGGGACGGCAAGGTTGCTTTCTTTGGTATCGGCGGTAGTGGTTACGTAAATCACTTAGACAAGGTCGTAGAAGTACTGGACAGATGCGGTTATACAATCAGTGAAATTGAGGACCGCAGACAACCAGTTACATTTAACTTTCCTAAGATCACCGAAGAGTTTTGGGGAGACACTTGCTGGCCAACTGGGCATCCTGCTGAGGGCGAACCTATTCGCATGCGAGACTATCAAGTTGAGGTTGTTAATAACTTCCTTGAAAATCCCCAATCACTTCAGGAGGTTGCTACTGGTGCAGGTAAGACCATCATCACAGCCACGCTATCAAGGATTACAGAGCCGCATGGACGTAGCTTAGTTGTTGTGCCTAACAAAAGTTTGGTTAGTCAAACAGAAAAAGACTATATCAACTGTGGGCTGGACGTAGGTGTATACTTTGGTGACAGAAAAGAACTGGGCAAGACCCACACTATATGTACATGGCAGTCACTAAACATCCTCGACAAGAAAAACAAAGCAGGTGACTCGGTACTGAGTCTTGCAGAGTTCTTAGATGGAGTGAGCACTGTTATTATAGACGAAGTGCATCAAGCAAAAGCAGAAGTTCTTAAAAGATTGCTTACACAAAATCTTAAGAATGCCCCTATACGCTGGGGCCTAACTGGTACTGTGCCCAAGGAAGCATTTGAGTTTGAAAGTATCCATGCAAGTCTTGGTCCTGTTATTGGTAAGATTAGTGCAAAAGAATTGCAGGACAAAGGCGTGCTGTCACAGTGTCATGTAAACATAATGCAGTTACTTGATGTACAAGCATTTCAAGACTATCAGTCTGAGTTGAAGTATTTGGTCACTGATCCAGACAGACTTGCTTATATGGCCAGGGTACTAAACAAGATCAAAGAAACAGGAAACACACTTATTCTTGTTGACAGAATCTCCGCTGGCAAAGAACTAGAACTAGCAATTCCGGATAGCATCTTTATCAGTGGTAGTATGAAAGTCAACGAAAGGCAGGATTCTTATGACGAAGTACAAGACGCAACTAACAAGGTTATTATTGCTACATATGGCGTGGCCGCGGTGGGCATCAATATTCCACGTATTTTCAATCTTGTACTAATTGAGCCAGGCAAAAGTTTTGTGCGAGTAATACAGTCAATCGGTCGAGGCGTTCGTAAAGCCAAAGACAAGGACTTTGTACAGATATGGGATTTCACATCTACATGTAAATTCGCCAAGCGACACTTAACTGCTCGCAAGCGTTTTTATAAAGAGGCACACTATCCGTTTACTATTGAAAAGGTAGATTGGACAGAGTCAAAAACAAAAACAACAAAGAGGTAATATGAGTTATAATGTTTTAAATTTGCAGTTATCACCGTGCCATCTTTTATAGTTGCCAGGGGACACTACTTTGTTGCAATGTGAGCAAGAAATTTTAGTTCGGTCTTCCGCTCGCTTGCTCATTAATTGTTTAGTGTCGTTAGAGTGTACAAGGCCGGTCCTAGCTTTTGAAATTTTATCGCCGAAGTCTTTGGGTTTCTTTCTACCCCTAAGAGATGATGAAATTTTTGACTTAGTGTCTTCGGATCTAGGACCGTCGTGTTTTCCTTTGTTAGCAGCTGATATTTTTGCTTTGGTGATCTCTGAATGGGTATACCAGCTTCTTGAATTAGTAATTTTTTCTACTACATCTTTATTGTTACGTGTGTGCCCTTTGTTTTTATTAGACAAGATTTCTTTAACTTCGTTAGTATGTGTTTTATTTTTAAAAGGAGATTCTTTGCCCGTTCTTTTTTCTGACATTAATGCTCTTGTCTGTGCGGAGACTGTTTTACCTTTATGCAAGGAGCTAAGTTCTTTAGATAGAGTTTTCTTTAATTTTTCGTATACTCTTGCTGTGACGTATCTATCTTGGTACTTGTTAGATACTCTGAGCATATTCAATGCAAAATACATTTGACTTTTTGCTTTACCTGTAGTAAACTTAGTTAATAAAAGGTGACAAATAAAATGTTCTCTTGCAGTTAGCTTTACTAGATTATTAGAACAATTAGTACCACCTAGAGATTTAGGAAGAACATGATGAATTTCGTAGTATCCTAATAAGTCTCTAGACTGTGCTGATATGATAATGTTATCATACCAGACTTTATATTTGTTGTGTATGAACATAACATTATTTATCAAATAAATAAGATACATAAGGAGAACTAAAATTCGTATACTAACCCTAGATAACAAATGCTTTAAGCTAGACAAGTTACCAGACGAACTCGAAGAAGACGTTCGGTTTGCAGTATTAGATAATAGTGATCCAAAGGACCCAGACTTCTTTTGGATTCCATTAATATTTCTTGAGTCGTTTAGTGCACCCGCAGTTGTGCTGAGAATTGAAGGCAAAGAGATAACAATGCCTGTAGACTGGAGTATGGCCATAGGCTGTTCAGAAACAGGTAACGATATCGAAGTACTGCCACTTACAAGTATTAATGACAGAGGGTTTGAAGCATTTCTTTTTAACCCGTTGGATGGATTTAGAGTTGAGTTTGAAGAGTTTGAGATTGTAAATTTTTACTCAGACGTCAAATGGTATTTTCCTAAAATGAAAAACGGTCAGTTACTTGCAGTGCCGATATCAGACGGTCCTAGTCCACTGTGTGCTTATTTTGTCAAAGACATTAGCAGACAATGCGAAGTAATCAGCTACTCGGATCTATTTTAGATGGGTAGCTTAATTCCAGGCGAAGTGTTAGTTTACGAAAGAGTTGACGGAACAGTTTATGCAAGGTACCGTGATGCTCCCTTCAATCGAATACCTCGTTGGGAAATAGGCGGAACTCCTAGGATGGATCCAACGTTTGAAGAATGGATGTACCTCAATCGGCTAGCTAAAGAAAACGAAACAATACGTAAACAGCTTGACAGATTAATGACACTGTATTATACTGTAAAGAATGACAAATTCGAGGAAAACAAATGAGTGACAAATACGAAGATATAGACTTTGACAGTGTAGAAAACATTGTCGAACTTGCTGAAGTGTTCACCAAAGGCCCGTACGATACACAGGCTAATACCACAGAATACAAATCCTACAATGGCATAATTGAGCAGTACAATAACTCAACTCGCAACAACTACGAAAACGCTGCAATGGTACTTTACGTAGATCGCAGAAGGATGCTAACTGAAAAAATTGTTGACTTGAAATCAATGTGGGTTGACGAAGACGGGCTGAGAACCGCCCGCCCACTAAGGAAACCAGATGGCGAATAAGTTACCAATCAAAGACATTCTAGCTGCTATCGACATGAACGCAAAGGAAGTGTGGAAGGAGCTAGAACCAGACGAGCGTAAACAAGTTAGTTTCTGGCTATTGAATCGTTATGCAAGCAGCGTATCCGGCAGCCGCGAGAAGCAGGAACTTGCGGTACTGAAAACTAACGAGTACTACAATAAATATTTTAACGACATTGGAGTAGGTAAGGACAACGGCCACCCGCAACTGATGTGGCAATTGTTATGCGCAAGTGCAGGCACCGAACAAATCGAATTTCACAAGTGGATCGGCTTTAAGAAGAAAGGCGGTAATAACGATAAGGCAGTGAAGTTACTTGAACGCATTTACCCTAACATGAAAACAGACGAGGTAGAATTACTTGCTGGATTATCTACAAAGAAAGAACTCAAACAATTGGCTGAAGAACATGGCATCGAAGGCGTCAAGCTCTGATAAACCTTATAGGTGCGAGTACTGCAAGACAGGATTCGTAAGGGAAAAAACATTAATGTCTCATGTCTGCGAAAAGAAGCGCAGAGCATTGCAAAAGGATGAAAAACGGGTCAAGCTAGGCTACATTGCCTTCAACCAGTTTTACAAACTCAGTGCTGGCGCAAAGAAAGACAAGACGTATGAAGAGTTTTGTAACAGTCAGTACTATAACGCCTTTGTAAAGTTTGGCAGTTTTGTGTCTAACGTCAATCCGTTGTATCCTGAGAAGTATATCAACTACGTTGTAACCAGTGGAGTGAAGTTGGATCAGTGGTGCAAGGAAGAGATGTATGAGAAGTATGCAACAGAGCTGATCCGCAAGGAAGGTGTAGAGACAGCACTTGAACGCACAATCACTACAATGTCAGAGTGGGCAGAAGAGAACAATTCAGTTTGGAACCATTACTTCTTGTACGCAAGTCCCAACAGAGTTATCTGGCATATACGTGACGGGAAAGTATCTCCTTGGCTCATGCTGAACTGTAAATCCGGCAAAGAAATGCTAAGTAAATTTAACGATGAACAACTAAATCTAGTGTATCACGTTCTGGACCCGCAGCATTGGGCCCTTCGTTTTAAGCGACAGAAAGACGACGTGCAACTGGTCAAAGACGTAGTTAAGCGTAGCAAACTCTAGGAACACTGATGAAAATACTAATTATGGGGCTGCCGGGCAGCGGTAAGACATGGTTAGCAGAGCGATTGCAAAAGCATTTGAATTGTGCTTGGTTTAACGCAGATATAGTACGCAAGATGGCAAACGACTGGAACTTTGATCGTAGTTCAAGAACACGGCAGGCCTACCGTATGCGCAACATGGCTGACTACGAAGTAGGGTGCGGCGTTACTGTTATATGCGATTTTGTATGCCCATCTGACGAAGCAAGATTATCCTTTCGTCCTGACATAACAATTTGGCTTGACACAATTAGTATCAGTCGGTTCGACGACACAAACAAGGTGTTTAACGAACCCAGCTATTGCGATATACACATCGACAATTATTTGTCAGACTCTGAAATTAAAAAACTAGCAGAACGACTTAAACAAAGGATGAAGTGACATCGATATAGACATTGACTTTCCGGATCGATCAGAAGTGCTTAACAAACTCGAGCATCGTGTTGCTAAGTTGACCACAAACAAGAAGCACAATACAGGGGTGTATGTTACAGAGATACCGCATACGCCCACGGACAATTTGGCTACAATTGATTACAAAGCTGCCGAGCAAAGAGGTTATTTTAAACTTGACTTTCTTAACGTCAGTATCTACGAAGGTGTTAAAGACGAAGAACATCTCGTAGAGTTAATGGAAAAAGAACCTATGTGGGACTTGCTTGAGCATGACGAATTTGTTGACCAAGTGTTCCACTTAGGCGGGCACGGCGAGTTGCTGAGAACAATGAAACCTAAAAATGCCACCCAGTTAGCAGCAGTTCTGGCAATGATACGTCCAGCCAAAAGATACCTGGCGGGCAGGGACTGGAGTAGTGTCATGAAAGAGATCTGGGTTCGTCCAGAAGGCGATGAATATTTCTTCAAGAAGGCACACGCGCTGAGTTACGCTATGGCAGTTATAGTACACATGAATTTGCTATGTGAACAGATCAGTTCTTAGGTTTACGGACTAGCTGTATTGATTTACGTTTTACACGTTTAATGGCGAGATTGTTTATATTGACACATGGACCTGTTGTTACTTTGACATCCTTTGAGTTCATAGTGATAATAGAATAACGAAACGGCTCCATTTCTCGTCTAAGAAAAATATTAATTGGTATAGAACGATTTGACTCCCACCACCATATTTCTCCTAGTTCAATAAATTCTCTTTTTTCCTGCTCGCTTTTTAGTGTCGTAAAAACATACATGCTGGTTACTACTTGGTCTTGATTAATGATAATCCCAACATATTCTTGTCCGCCGTAGCTGACTATGCTGATAAAAGGAAAGTTTTCTTTAATGTCTTTAGTTAACATGTTTTAGTTTAGTAGTCTCGATAAATATAGTATGCAGCTTACACCAAGATATTTAGTCAAAAACAGAACCCTGATTATTTCCAATGAAGTAGGCGTTATCACGGAGTATAGACCAGTGTATCAAAGAGAGCTACAAGTATATCGCGGCATCGACAATGTCCTAGAATTTCAGATCCTAAATTCAGATCAAAAGCCTATCCCTTTAGGCACTAGGCAAGCTAGATTTGTTGCGTTTGATTCGAACAATAATATGATTATCGATCGAACAGCTACGACCATTATCGCAAACAAAGGACTGGTTAATGTTACTATTACTGACAACGACGTATTGAATGTCAAGCAGCAATACCTACACTATAACGTCTACATTGTTAACGACAACGACACTCGCACACTCACGTACACAGACGAACACTTTAATGCAAGCGCAGTAATCTACCTAAGTTCAAGAGCATACCCGGGTCCAAAAGCGTCAATAGAGATTGAAACGTTTAACTCACCTACAGGCGGATCAACTCTTTACTTCACTGATGCAATTTCTGCCGAACCCGGCGTTAATGGTAACGAAGCTATTCATACATTAGCCATTTACCCAGCTGGATTTATCGGCGACGTCATAGTCGAAGCAACACTTGAAAATCAAGTAGTTGGCGAAGCACAAGTTGACTGGGTAGAGATCGAACGAGTGACTCTTGACGGTACAGAAGAGCAGCTGATACCTATTAACTTTGTAGGGGTGCTTAGTTATATCAGAATACTAGCCACTGCTAACCCCAATGAAACTATTGAAAAAGTTTTAATTAGAAATTGACAAGTCATTGATTTGACTGTACAATTTAACTATGAGCGCAGTATCAGACGTTACCTTATCATACCTACCAGCGAAACGCAAGACAACTCCTAAAGGTTGGCTTAGCTTTAACGCTGTCTGTTGTCACCACAACGGACACGCTCCTGATAATAGAAGTCGAGGCGGGTTTATTGCCAACGGTGACGGAGGTGCATCTTACCACTGCTTTAACTGTGGTTTCAAGACGTCATGGCAACCGGGCAGACCCCTAACAGCAAAATATCGTAAGTTACTTAGGTGGCTTCACGTTCCTGACGGCGATATTAACAAGCTGACTTTTCAGGTAATGCGCGAGAACGAAGGCGTTGAAACCAAAGAACACGTCTTGGAAATGCCCAAGTTCAAGGAAGGCAAGTTACCTAAAGATAGTGTAAAGATCAGTGAATGTACAAACACAAGCAAGCATTTTATTGCAGTAGTTGAATACATGCAGAGCCGTGAGCTGTATCTAGAAGATTACCCGTTTCATTGGACACCTGACTTGGGCAAACGTGACAGATTAATAATACCTTTTTATCACGAGGGTATGTTAGTAGGATATACTTCACGTACAATACTCAAAGACAAGAAGCCCAAATACCTCGCCGAAGAACCCGGCGACTACGTGTTTAACTTAGACGCACAGACGTGGGACAAGGAGTTTGTGCTAGTCACAGAAGGCTCTATAGATGCCATTTACATCGGTGGTGTTGCACTGCTTGGCTCGGAGATAAGTGACGGACAAGCCATGCTAATAAACCGGTTAAATAAGGATGTTGTAGTTGTGCCTGACAGAGACAGCGCAGGCAAGAAACTAGTAGAAGACGCTATCGGGCGTGGATGGAGTTTGTCTATGCCCGAGTGGGAAGATGATATCAACGATGTTGGTGATGCTGTATTGCGTTATGGACGATTGTACACATTGCTCAGCATTGCCCGGGCAGCAGAAAGCTCTCCTTTGAAAAACAGGTTGAGAGCAAAAAAATGGTTTATACAAGGCGATGAATACAATTGAATCAGGATACGCGCAGAGTGAGTTTGATGACGCAACCATTGTTTGCATCGACGGAGAAGGCGAACTCGAGTCTATTAGTATATGGACAGCTCAAGGAAGTGACTTAGAAAAGGTATACGCACAACAATTTCCCCACAGCGTGGGCATGTGGTATTCCGCAATGGAAGAACGCATAGGATTAGATCCGAACAGAACTACATTGTTAGAACTATCTGATTACGGAGATCCTAATAGGCTATTTCTTGATGTGTTGCATGATTTTATAGCAACAATCGGCTGTGGTTGGAATCCGTGCACTGAAATAAAGCATGACTTAAGAAACGGTTGCATGTGGTGGCATCCTGAGTTATTCACAGAACAGGATTTACTTGACATAGCTGCGGCGACTCAACAGGTTTACATATACATTTTACAAAATATAGTTGCATGGAGCAAGATGCATTTACCCAGCAGAAATTTAGTGCTAGAAGGACTGCATCCTCTGCGTGAAGCAGACGCAATAAACCTATATCAGATCTACAATCAGATTTACATAACACGTTGAAAACATTGACAAAAACAATAAAAGGTGGTATATTTAACGAATGACAACAAGACAAAACACAGACTACGGGTATGACATACAGAAGATTTACTTAGAAATGATGATGACAGACGCCGAGTCGTTTGTACGTTGTCAAGCAGTGTTTGATTCAGATGCATTTGACAGACGCTTGCAACCAGCGGCAAAGTTTCTTGACAACTACGTTACTGAACACAATGCAATGCCCACCTTTGATATGTTAAACGCTGCGACCAAGACACAGCTCAAAGATCCTGGACAGCTACAAGAAAATCACTATGATTGGCTGCTAACAGAGTTTGAAACATTCTCAAGACACAAAGCACTTGAAGCAGCTATCATGCAGAGTGCAGACTTGCTGGAAAAAGGCGAGTATGGCCCTGTTGAAGACTTGGTAAAGAAAGCTGTCCAAATTGGTCTTCAGAAGGACCTGGGCACAGACTACTTCAGCGACCCGAGAGCACGCCTAGAAGCTATTAAAGACAACAACGGACAGGTTGCTACCGGCTGGGACGACTTAGATAAAAAGCTATTCGGTGGCTTTAACAGAGGCGAGCTAAACATCTTTGCTGGTGGCTCAGGTGCAGGTAAATCACTGTTCCTTGCTAACCTAGGTGTGAATTGGGCGCTGGCTGGTTTGAACGTATTGTATGTCACACTAGAGCTAAGTGAGAACTTGGTATCTATGCGTGTCGACAGTATGGTTACTGGAGTAGGCACCCGCGACATCTTTAAGAATATCGACGACGTCGAAATGAAAGTTAAGATGATCGGCAAGAAATCTGGCAAGTTCCAAGTCAAGTACATGCCATCAGGCAAAACACCCAACGACATCAGAGCGTATGTTAAAGAGCTTGAAATCAAAACAGGGCAGAAAGTTGACGTACTGTTGATTGACTACTTGGATCTATTGATGCCTAATGGTGCTAAGATTAGTGCAGAGAACCTGTTCATCAAAGACAAGTATGTTTCAGAAGAACTGCGTAACCTAGCAATGGAATTGAATACAGTGTTTGTAACTGCGGCGCAGTTGAACAGGGGCGCGGTAGAAGAGATTGAATTTGATCACAGTCACATATCAGGCGGCCTAAGTAAGATACAGACAGCAGACAACGTGTTTGGTATCTTTACCAGTAGAGCAATGCGAGAACGCGGCCGCTATCAAATACAGCTAATGAAAACACGTAGCTCAAGCGGCGTGGGCAATAAGATTGACTTAGGCTTTGATGTAGATAGCCTGCGTATTGTTAACTTAGATGAAGACGAGGATGATGCAGCGGCGGCAGCAAACAGTGGCGGAGGTAGCGGAGCTATTGTAAATGCACTCAAAAGAGGCAATACATCTACAAGCGAACCACACGACGATCCTAGTGAAGGCAAACAGCTAGGCAAGGTTAGAGCAGAGACTGATAGTACTAAGCTGCGACAGTTTCTAAATAACTTGCCAGGAGACGACGATTAACAGGCGCAAGGACGCCTGTCGCCGTCTGTCGCAAGCTCCTATAGTTTATTAGTGCGCTGGTGCCAGGTTTGGATTATTCAGGATCGGCAAGCTTCAATCTAACTTGCACTTTGCGGATATAAACAGTCACATTACTCGGATATTGGGTGTGCGGCTGTAAGTCAATTACTACGCCAAAATCTGGGCTAACGTAGTCTAACTTTGTAGCTGAAGACAGCTTCCAGTCACCGAGTGTACCGGAATAGGTAAAATCGTCAGTGGCTTCTAGGTTGGCCATGTTCGCGCCCATCCGCTTAGTTCCGTCCCAGATACCAATCACTTTGTCTTGTGTTCGACCAAGTCGACTTGCTTTAAGACGTATTTCAATAGACTCTACAACTTGCCCGTCTAGTTCAAATCCAAAGTCAGTAAACACGAGCGCAGTTGATTCTGTAGTAACTAACTCGCCAAAGAAGTTTGCTGTGGATTTAATAGAGGTTTTACTAGTGAGGACACTAGAGACATTATTGTCAACAAATTGTATTTCGTTGCTTTCGATGCCCTGTGTTTTTCGAGGGGATTTCCAAGGAGTCCATGACATTGATTAATATCCTAAACCGAACGTCACGCGATGGTAACGTTTGGTGTTACGTCGTAGGTATCGTTTTCGTTAAACGTATAAGGACCGTTAGGATCAACTTCGATTGTTAGGATACGCGGAGTAGTGCCCGTGGTTACAATAGCGTAGCCTTGCACGGATCCAGACCAGCCGCCTGTGCCTGTAGTAAACGTCTGCAGAGCATAGCTAGCAGTATCGTCAGTTACAGTCCAAGAACCGTCGGTAAGAGCAATTCTTGCATAACCGGTACCGGTTGGCTCAGTTAGTGTAGCTGCGGTGATCGTTTCACCTGGTTCTGAGTTTGTAAAAAGCAAAAGCTCAAGGTCAGTGCCGCGGTCAACATCAGCATTTGCAAAAATAAGGTTGGCGATTAACGTTTCGCCTTCGTTGGGGGTAAATCCAGCCATTTTTCGATCTCCATTAATGAAAATATGTCATGTATTTAGTTTCATTAAATGAAGCTTTTAATTTACTGAATCTCTATTCGGTGGGGAATTCTAGAACCTCGTTGAAAGAATCACATGCTTAAACTTCAATACCACATAAGTCGACTCTAGATTAGTTAATGATGAAAACAGTATACACTGATTCGAGCCAGTTGTCAACCCCAGATTCCCAGCGGCGTAGGCCCCGAAGCCGCGAAGCGGTTAGCGCATTTTGCAGCGGTGCGCAAATACCTGCCGCTAACACGTCTCAGACTGCCTGCCGCTAACACGTCTCAGACTGACCTGTCGCTAACACGTCTCAGACACTGTGACGCACACTGTGACCACAACGTTCGAACAAATCTCTTCTGCATTGTGTGTTATTCTAGGGATTGTAGTGCAGAATCCCTAGGCAGGACTAGCAGAGGCTGTAAAACGTCAACAAACGTGCCTGTCGCCGCGTACAACAAGACCTAAGCTTCTAGACGTGTGCTAGCCTACCCTTAGTCTTTCGATTTGCTTTTCATCACACAACCACATGACAGCAAGAGTGCGCATACTATCCGTATCGAACTCAATGGCATTAGATGCCGACTGGCAACCGTATACGTCATAGTCGATCAACCATTCACTTATAGTGCTGGTTAGGATGTTCATTTCTTGCTGGGTAAGGGTGGGTTCTGAGTATTCAATAATGAGTCTGTGCATGAGTAATATTTACACGGTTTAGTATAATTCACACTATAAGACTACCATTCGCGGTCCTTGGGTAACACAGTATTTCACAGCCTAGATGCACACTTGATCACAGTAGCCAGTGAGGTACAAGTGCGCTCTGCGCACTGTGCTTTCGTTCGCACTCAGCACTGTTGTTAGTGCCCGAAAAGGGTCCTAGAGAGAATGAAAAAATTTTGCGCGCAGATTTTTTACGAAGTACTTACAATACCACCCGGGGTTGTTTTTAGGGTGCGTCTGAGTAGAGAATAGTAGAGAAAGGGTGTGTGCAGATTAAAAAAAATTGCTGCGCGAAAAAATAAGGCCAAGTACTTACAGAAGTGAGGTGGTGATTTTGCACCCATGCTTTTTAAAATAAGAGAAATAAGAGAAATAAGAGATCATTAAGCACAGCTAAGTTGTTGTTTTAATTATTAATTACTATGCCCCGACCCCCCTCGAGAAAATATTTTTCTCTCACCTCCCGAGGGGTATCGTTCATTTGTCTCGCATCAGAGCATTCAGTTCACGAATGAATTCCTGATCCTTCAATGACTGTTCCACTTCCTTCTCACGTTGTAACTGTTCCTTGCGCTCGCGTAGGCTAGCGTAGTACTGTGACTGTAGGTACGTGAACGCAGCTATAGCAGCATGGTGCAACAGCACAAACGTCGCAGCGAACATCACTGTGAGCACCACTGTGATCACTACCATTAGGAACACAGGTGCTGAGCCTGTCCAGCCTAGTGCTAGCTCTATGAATAGCAGTATGCTGGCTATGACTATCCACGTGTACTGTAGGAAGGGTCGTAGTGTTGAGCCTAATGCTCTGAGCTTATCCATTAGTTTGCTCCTTGTGTATGAGTGCAATGATGCTGACTATGTTGGCTAGGGCTGTGAGCATACTGCCCGCCACGACTTGAGCAAGGGTTAGATTGACGAGCATGTCTTATCACTACTCTGTTGCTGATTGCTTACACCTTGTCCCAGTTGTTCTTAACGTACTTGCGAGCCAGTGCTGAGTCCATGTTCAGCTCGTCTACTGCAAAGCTAACAGCAACTGAGCGGTCAAAGTTCATACGCTTGCAACGACCAATCACGTCACGCACCAGTTCAGCTTTGGTCATTTTGTTGTGTGGCTTGGGTTGCTCAGCTGGGCGAGGAGTAGCAGGCTGCTTGGCCGCTACCTTCTGTTCTGGTTGTGCAGTGGTCTGCACAGTAACGCCTGCCCGCTTGGTTGGCTGACCTTTAATGCGTCGACCGCCTGCACCAACTACACGGTACACGCTGGCCTTGCTGATAGTGCCACTTGACTTGAGACGCAGGGTTGCACCACGCTGCACTTTTTTGTGACGCTGCTCGCTAAGGTTAACCAGCTTGCCGCAGCTAGCAGTGTAGGCATAGGTCTTGCCCTTGGCGTAGATCACTTCCTGGTCATGATAGGTCTTGCCAGTGCCGCCCAACTGTAGGCAAACGTTTCTCCAACCTGGATTGTGGTTAGCACCCAGACGTGGATTAACAGCGCACACAATGTGAGCAACTTCGTGCGGCACAGTGTCCATGATCGCGTCGTTCATATCCTCGGCGCACATACGCAGATTGAAACGCAGTTGCAGGTCTGAGGCTTCTCTGGTGAGTCTGTTGATCTTGTAACGTGCCTGGCCCATCGCCCTGCCGTTCAAGTTGAACATGATGCGTACACCGCTGAGGTCCAAGCCGTACAGCTCTTGTGCCTTGTTCAAACACTTTTGGGTGGCTTCAGTGATCAGCTGCTGGTTTGTCATAGTGTGCCCTCTATGTGTCTTTTGCTTCAGTGTACATACAGTATACTGTCAGTCGCTGTTTTGGTCAACCTCTCATTTGGTCATCTTGCGGGAGCAGCTAGGGCAGGGTGCGCCTTCAATAGCACAGGTGCACTGGTTCTTGATCTCGTAGACGTGCTGCTCGTGTTCAGCTTCCAGCATCTTGATCACGTTACAGAGAGCGTCGTAGTAGCCTGACACATAGCCCTCTGCACCCTCCGTGATCTTGTCCAGGGGACAGCTCATCTGCGTGACTTTAAACTTTGCTTGGAGATAGCTCATGTTACACCTCCCACAGCATAATAGTTTCGCTGTCGTGTGGCTCAGCAAACCAGCCTGCCTTGGCGAGGAACTTGTTGAGTTTGTTGGTTTCGTCTGCGGTGCCGTCCGCGTATGGGTAGAAGTTTGTCTCTGGCTTGCAGATGTCGTCGCGGATCCAAATGCCGCCCCAGCTGTCGCTTTCAAATTCTTCGCTGGCCACAGCGTTGAGGTTAAACGTGTCTTGCAGGTTGCGGATCAGTGTACTACGCTTCATAGTGTGCCCTCTATGTTGTTTGCTTCAGTGTACAACTATTATATGATCTTTGGGCTGGTCTGTCAACCTCTCATTTGGACATTTTCTCGGAAAGCTCTATCATCATCTGCATGGTCTGGAGGTTTTCTTCGTTGCTGAGGAAGTCCATCATCTTGTCAAAGCTCACGTCGCCGTCAAGTCCGCCGTAGAGCTTACCGTTGAACTCACCGCGCAGGTATTTTGAGGTGTTGCCCATTTCTTCGATTTGTTTAACAGTTAAGCTCATGTCGCGTACTCCGTTTGCTTCAGTGTACAACTATTATACGATCTTACTGCCGGTCTGTCAACCTATCATTTCCTTGGCTGTGAGTACCGCTTCGCGCATCTGGTTGAACTCTGCCTGCATGTCTTCTGGCATTTGCTCACGCAGGATACTGTCACGGTTGGTGAACAGCCAGTCCTTGGTAGTTTCGATCTTGTAGGGGAATGTGCCAGCGGACGCGAACGCCCAACGCTCGTATGTGATGATCACGTTGTCTTTGCCAAAACGCTGACGGCACTCGTAAGCAACAACGTGGAACAGTTGTCCTGGAAAGCATGGGTTGTTGCTGAGGTAAGTCTTGCCAGTGTTGAGTTCCATAGCTTACATCTCCGCCATGTTGCACAGCTCGTCCAATTCGTAGTTAAGCTCTTCAGCATAACCGTGCTCGCCGCGCTGTTGCGCTTGTTCGATTTCTTTCACAAGTGCTTCGATCTTGCTTTCGATTGCTGGAGTCGGACACATATCTTTCTACCCTCTTACTCGTTTATCTCACTGTACATACAGTATACCTGATCTGAGCAGTTTGGTCAACCCCTCATTTCCAGAACGTGTACCACGGCTCAGGCAAGTCGTTACGCTCAAGTGCTCCGCGTATACAGTACTCGTTGCCTACAACCACAGGAGCATTAGGCTGACCAAAGTCTTTGAGCTCGCCGTTGCTCATCAGCGCCTTGCCGTCGCGGTAGCTGATCTCTACAATCTCTACCACTGTGGCCTTCTCGTGACAGACCCAATCTACTCGGGTCTCTGTGTAGTGTATCCAGCCAACGAATGGGCCAAACACTGCGAGCAGGATAATCAGCGCCTTGAGTTGTGTCTCTCTAAGTTCAGTCATTTTGCCCTCTTGGTTTCGTTAGTCTCACTGTACATACAGTATAAGCTCAGAGGGCGTGTGTGTCAACCAGTTTTGGGGCCCCAGCCTAAGATGGGTTTGGTTAAGTGCGGTTGGATGGGCTTGCTTGAAACTGATTTGCGTGCTGGCTTGTGACTGCGTTTGACTGGCTTCATAGTTGACTCCTGGTTGTCAACACTACTTATCATCGTAGCCGGGTGCGCTCAGCTAAAATTATGCGTGGAGGCTAGTGATGTATGATTCCTGGGCACGTTCCTTGAACTCGTCCATTACTGCCACATACGTGTGCATCTTGCCAGCCTGACTGAAGCTCTCGTTCAAGCTAATCCGCTCCAGGTTGGTCATCACAAACAACCGGACCTCTTGGTAGGTTGCGTCGTCTTTGTTGTATAGCTTGATGGCAGCGTCTACGATGCGCTCTACTAGAACGTTGCCGGAGTGTGAGTTCATTACGTTGATCATCTTGTGGCCCTCTTTGTCTCAGTGTACGTACAGTATACGGTCAGTTGACGTCCTTGTCAACCGGAGATTGCTCAGTCAACTGCGTTACACGACAGCACGTCAATGACGTCCCCGTGCTTCCAAGCTAGTGCGTTGCGGGCCTGGGCCTCGGTCTCTGCCTCAACGTAATCCCACCGCATCTCGTGCTGCTGGGTCAGTATGTTCCACTTCTCAAACTGGCATTCAAATTCGATGATCATACCGTGTGCCCTTTTGCTTCAGTGTATATACAGTATACTGTCAGGTGACGTCTTTGTCAACTGGTTTTTAGAAAAGACCGTCTCCATTCCATTTGTCTGTGTAGCCTGCCCAGCTACGCTCTGCGAGTTTCTCTTTAAGCTCTTCAACCTCTCGGGCCAGCCGCTCCAGCCGCACTGCACTCTGCCCACAGAGTTCAACCGACATTGGGACCTTGTCTCTGGACGCGTCACGCAGTTCGTTTACCAATTGTTGAGTGTATCTGTCCATATCAGCCTCTATCCATTAGGATGTCATTGAGGTCAGTGCAGGAAATGTCCAGCATCTGTGCGTAGGCTTTGTTGGATAGGTTTGGGTGGTTGTCGTAATACTCGCAGATTTCGCTATCAGACCAGGTGTCCATTTCTTCTTCGTTGCACCAATCAATTGCGTCGCTCATCCTGTCACCCTCTTCGTTCATTGCTTCAGTGTACAACTATTATACGACAGATCGACGTCCTTGTCAACCAGTTTATTCCTTGCTGGACAAGCGGGCTAAGTGCTGCTCACCCCAGCGCAACTGTCTGCAGGTCTCCAAGAAGATCTCGCCGTCCATGTCTGCAAACGCCTCACGGATCAACAACCGCTTCTCTGCCAAGTAGACCTTGGCAAACTTCGCGTCGTAGTCTACGATGCTGGAGGTGTTGCTGATCAAATCGGCCAACTTGACAAATTTCGCGCGCTTGGGGGCTTGTGCTGTGTGCTTGCGGTCAATGGCTTTGCGCTCTGCTCTGTTGCCGTCCTCTGGCTTGCTCACGTCAGTCAACCAACCCACCAACTCCGCAACGTCTTTGCCAAACTCGGTCTCGATCAACTCAATGGTCACCGCAGTGTCTTCCACAACGTCGTGCAACCATGCGGCACAGATCTGAGCTTGGTCCCCGCCACGTGCTGTTACAATCTGAGCAACCTCTGCTGGGTGTA